GGGTTTTGTTTGTTTAGGTTTGTAACTACTGCGGAAATACCAGTTGCGTTCTGTTGTATCTGTGTTGTGAACGTCTGATTAACGCCGTCCTGATCCTGTTTGTTTTGCGTAACAGTGGCGGATATAGCATCCGTGGTTTCTTTTAGCTCTACGATATCCTCCACTGACTGCTCAGCATCATCAACCGCTTTTTGCAGTGCTCTGTTCAGCTTTTCCTTGGTTACGGCCTGCGCATCCAGCAGTGCCTGGTCAACCAGTATCTTTACCGTTATGCTGTTTTCATAGGAGCGTTCGCCTTCGCCGAACAAATCCGTATACGCAACAGTAACTACATAAACGCCAGCTCCGCAAGTATGTGTATATGTATTATTCACTGTGTGAGCAGTCACAAGCGTTTTTCCGCTTATGTAGATGTTCATGCCGTCACAGTCTACCGGTATAGGATCCGCCGTAATGGAAAAGCCGCCCAGTTTTTCAGAAATTGCCGGAACATTAGGCCTTATTGGCGCCGGCTTATTGTATTTCAGTATTGCAGGGCTGGAGTATTTACCACTCATAGAATAAGCAAACAAATACAGCGTCCCGGTTCTTTCTGTCAGCGGAAGCGTGCTGGACAGTCCGGTTACCCTTACAAGCAGCTTGTTACTTTCCACACCCGCGTTTGGATCTTTTCTAACTTCATAGAACGCAATATCTGTATTAGTAACTTCATTCCAATACGCAACAGCTGTTTTATCAAACGTGATTCCAAACCCGTCGGGCGTGTTCGGCGTTTCCGTTTTCAACGCAACAGTAATATCAATCTGAGGAGAAGCATCCGGAGACGTTTCCACGCCCCAGATGTCCACCGTGGTGACCGCGATCCGGTAAGTATCTCCCACAATGGCCTGCGGAATGGTTACAGTGTTCTGCCCGGATCCGCCGAAGATCCAATCACCCCGGAACCCCATCTGGCTGACGGGCACGTTCTGCATTTCGGTGTTCAGGTACTTAACCTGGCCGCCGGATGTCTTATACCACACCCTGCCTTCCAGATAGCTCTGCAGTTCTGGCGGAGTCCATTCGACCACAACGTCATACCGGTGCACGCCATCGCGCAGGTGACGGTACCGGTTCCGCGCCGTTAAATTCTGCACGCCGGGAATGTAATACGGCTGCAGTGTGTACTGATAGGCCTGCACATCCGCCAGGCTCTGTTCCGCAGCGCCAAAGATGTTAAAGCTGCAGAACTTAATGTACAGCTGCTTGCCCACATCTTCTTTATTAAACGGAGCATGGAACAGCGCTTCATCACAACGGATCACTGTACTGCCGGCAGCGTGAGCAACCGGACTCGTGTTGTATTGACCACGAACAAGACCAGACAGCTGATAATGTCCATTTTGCAATAGTGTTGCAGTCTCATAGCTCATACACTCGCCGTCCAACCACAGCAATGTGTTGCCACGTTCCGCATCCTGCGCCGTACCGGACAGCAGCGTTCCATCGATATCCACTTCCATGCTGGTAGCGCTGGCAGAAATATTCGCCACTAACGGCCCGAACCGTGCATTGTTGGTAATCTGGCCAACCGTTCTATAGTGTTCGTTGTCATCGCTCACATAAACGGTACAGCCGCCCCAGTTTTCGCTGACGCCCTTTGCAGCCAACCATAATTCCAAACCGTTTGCTGTCAGATCAGCCGGAGGCTGGAACATTGCCGGCACCGTGTTACCAGGAGGCGCATTAAAATCAAAGTCCGGTCTATCTACTTCATGGACATCATATTCCGCTTCGCCGTAGTCATCCTGAAACCACGATACCGCAGTGACGGATAAGAAGCCACTGGCATCCTCATCTATGCTCTTTATCATGACGACTGTGTTGCTAATGCCGGAAGCCTCGTCCGTGATCCGAACCAGATCGCCCGGTTCCAGTCGGCAAAATGCCCAGCCAAGCCTGAATCTATACTGATTCTTTTCTACAAGACCACGCCGTGCTGCAGCTTCTGCTACAATAACCGCTCGTTCCTTAGAATAGATATATCCGGCCTGAATGGTGGGCGCCTGCATCACGCCGCGCTCCGCTATATCATCAACGTCCTCATATGTGACAGACTCTTTTTCATAGTTATTGGCACGGTTCTGGAACTCCACCGTCCACCGGTTATACTGTTCGCTACTGTCCTTCCGGCTCCACGTAATGCAGCTTCCGTTCTGCGGAATAAAATCATCCGCCGTCAAATCATACCGAATAGTTTTGTCGGGTACCCAAGAACTAACCGGTCTGTCTGCCAGCGGAACAATCTTGTAAGCATCATTACTCCAAAAGAAATATGCGCCACACAGATTTGCTATATCGTTGACAATCTTTTGCGCTTCCTCTGTTCCCGTTGCTTCAGACGGCGTAGAGATCATCAAATTTGCACTGGCGCAATAATCGCGAAAATTAGTTTCGCCGTTTATCGTTACATTACCCTGACCCACTTTGGACAATACGTACTTGATGTAGTCCATCGGGTTGACATCTGTACCGTTATTGTGCTCCAGCAGTTTTCCACACACCTCAAAGTTATAGGAAGGCATCCCGGCATTACTACCCAGGTCAATGACGCCGGCCATGTATGCCAGTCCCTCATACGCCAGGGCGCGTTCCGGATGTTTACCAACCACATATGACCACGGCTGCTGATCCTGCGTCCCAATGAACAGCGTCAATGGTACACGATTGTCAGGGTAAGTGTATATCTCCTTGTCCACCCATATACGGCGGACAGTATTAATTGGCCCTTCACACAGGCCCAAGATGGCAGCCACCGTGTATGTATATGTAATATTAGTGGCCGTGCTTCCGCCACCTTTACCACTACGCTGGGTTTCACTGTGTTCGTGGGCTGTAAAGTCGTCATAGTAGATGACGTTGCCGCTGATCCGGGTAGTACCCAACAGCTCCATAACCGGAGCGCCGTACTCAGCAGTAGCGACTTGGAAATTACTTATCTTATCCGCCCGTGTTACTGTATCGTGTCCCCCACCAAACAGACCCATTACGTTAATCCTCCGTTATATCGGTAGATGCCGCGCAGCCGGCTCCGGCCTTTGGCATCCAGAAACATTACATCATTGATATTGCTCAGTATCACGCCATGGCCAACCATGGAATGACATATGGTATCATTGCCGATGTACACCCCTGCATGGCTGATACACCGGCCATACTGGTACAACAAAAAGTCCCCCGGCTGCATTGTGTCAACAGGGGAACAGTATTTTTGGAAATATTCCAGCATCTTTTCGCCGCTCTGGTGCAGGTGCCACTCGTTGCTGTAGCCTTCCGCCTTAATGGTATCCACCGGCATCAGCCCGGCATCCTCTGTGGCTGCCATACACAGCTTAGCGCAGTCGATGCCCTTGCCTCGAACCCGGGCGGCATTGACATGCGGAGTGCCCAGCCAGCCCAGCGCTGCCGCAGCAATCTTTTTGCCTTCTTCTTCCGTAATCACATCAGCACTTCCTTCCGGGGAACGAACGGCGCGATCAGACAGGTGTTGTCCGTCGTGCCTGTTGAAATTACCCTGCCACCGGTCGTGGTGTATGCACCCTGCGGATAATATTTCCGGCGCGGGAACTCCTGGGACAGGCCCTGCGTTTTAGCCTTAACAGTCAGCTCCAGCTTGATACCGCCGGAGGATTTTATTTCCACGTCCCCACCGAACAGGCTGACCACCCCGATGGCCGTCGCCGCCGGCAGGCCTTCACCGGTCCGGAAAAAACACCGCTTCAGATACAGCTTGGCACCGTCCAACACTCCGCTGTGCGCCGCTGCCATGACAGGCGTGCTGTCTATCATGTCTGCGGAATGCTCCCGGTCTGTATAGATGGTCACCGATAACGTATCAACGGTAACCTGGCTCTGCAGTTTTATCTGCTGGCGTTTCAACAGTAAAGCGTTATGCAGGTAGGTACGCCCGTCCCATACGACATCACAGTCCGTGTCAGCGTAATAATATGCGTTACCATTAGCCAGTACCAGCTCATACAAATCGCAGCTGGTAAAGTTTTTCTCTGTATTCAGATGTGTTGCCAGTTCCTGAGTTACTGTTTTCATTCTTATCTCCAGCTTTCAAACTTCAGCGTTCCTGTTTGTTTAAAGTCAGCAATAATGTGGTTTACAGAAATACCGTCCGCCGGCAGGTGCATATGCCAGTAGTACCGGTAGTCCGCCGTCACAACAGACCCGGAGGCTGGTGCTTCATCAAACACAACTGCGCCACCGACGACCGTATAGGCGCTGGAATCCTGCAGCACCCCGTCCACATAGACGGCCAACTGGTCAACATAATCCACGGCCTCTACATAGTTACCCAGCTTCATCACGCATTGGTACGTACCAACCCCAATATTCGGAATCTGTATCCCGGTTTCGTGGTTGTCTTCCGGATCCAGCCAGAAGAAGGGTTCATGGGCGCCCTTTAAGAGCGCCACAAAACCCATGATAGTCCTATATTCTGCATCCGTCAGCTTCCAATACTTAACCTGTATCGTCCAGAGCGGCAGCAGCTGGTTTGTATTACTACGCATCCGCCCGCTGCCGGACTTTTCCATTGTGGTGTTCCACTTCTGGCTCTTACTGGATCTCATTTCGATGCCGGTCA